AGCAATGACACGCCACAGATAGCACTATATTTAAAAAAAAATCACCCCAATGTTTTTAATATTTGGTTCAATGAGTATCAATTAAATTTAATGAAGAAACTTGAATTGTTTTTGCTGGGTAAAGAACTTAAAAAAGAAAGAGAGTTAATTTTTATTCCTCGTGGCGGTGGAGCTACTTCCATACTTGAATACTATCGCACATGGATTGGTGAACTAGATTTTTACTGCGAAATAGAAATTAAAGAGCATCACAGCAATGTTCCTCAAGGCTGCATAATCGAAATAATAAATAAACTTAATATCATTAATCTAAAAGGATAACCGCATGTCACCCTTAATGGAAAACGAAAAGAAAGTCAGCCACCTATTGCATTTAATTTTATGCTTAATAACCTTCGGGCTTTGGTGTCCCTTATGGATGCTTATCTGCCTATCCGTCAGCCTTGAAAACCGAGGAATTAGAAAGCGCAACGAAAAGCGGTATATTGAACATGTCAGATTAATTAATAAGTAAGGATAACCGTATGGAGAATATAGAATTAGAAAGATGTCCTTGTTGTGGTGGTGGGGTCGAATTAACTGCATCAAGGGATATGAATGTTTTCGAGACTTATGTAGAATGTTCAGACTGTGACATTATTTTTTTTGAATGTCATACATTGGCAAAATTAGAGATGCCAGCAAGCTTAGAAGAGGAAAAACTTTGCGATAAACTTGTAAGTATGACTTATAATAGATTTTGTAAAACTAAACCGACAAATTACAAAGGATTGTTTTTTAATAAATACTCACATAATAAAAAACATTTAAACTAAGGCGGTATTATGCCAGCCCCTAAAAAGTACACTAAAGAAGAACTGGACCAACGGGAGAAAAACCGCAAACTCAGACGAGCGCGGGAGGTGTCCGAGAACAGCCGCGACATTTCCGAGGCCATGTATTCTTGCATGAATCCCGAAAGGCGCGAAGAATGTCGACTGGATTTAAAGACATTCCTGGAAACTTACATGGCAGAGGCTTTTTATTTGGATTGGTCGCCCGATCATTTAAAAGCACTGGCAAAAATACAAACATCAGTTTTAGACAAGGGCCTTTTTGCATTGGCCATGCCTCGCGGTAGTGGTAAAAGTACAATGTGCTTAGGCGCTTTAATGTGGGTTATTCTATATGCACACAAACGCTATCCCGTTTTAATCGGCGCAACATCTCCAGCTAGTGAAAAGATGCTCATGGGTGTGGTTACATTTATGACCACAAACCAATTATTATTGGAAGACTTTCCCGAAGCTTGCATACCTTTCCAGGCATTAGGCGGACAGGCTAATAGGGCAGGCGGACAACTTTGTAATGGATTGACTACAAAAATAAAACTTGGTAAGGATAAAATAATTCTACCATACATCGAGGATGACAATGGCGACCCGTATCCGACTAGTTCCTTAATTGTTGAAACTGGCGGGCTTACTTCCGCGATTCGTGGTAAGCAACACATCACACCCGATGGCGAAATATTAAGGCCCGACTTTGTAATAATTGATGACCCACAAACAACGGAGAGCGCCAACTCAGTCACACAGATTGCAAAGCGCGAGGAATTAATTAACAAAGATGTTTTAGGCTTGGCTGGTGCAGACAATAGAATTGACGGCGTTTGCCCTTGCACAATTATCGCACCCGATGACTTAGCTGCGAAGCTTTTGGATAGAAAGATTTCTCCAAGATGGCGCGGCGAGATTTACCAAATGATGCGCAAGATGCCTGTTAATTTGGACGCGTGGGAAGCTTACAGAGATTTATATTTTGATGCTTTACGAGCTGATGAATACGACGCTAAAAAAGTTAATGATTATTATTTAGAGAACCGCGAAACTTTGGACGAGGGCGGGGAAGCTTCCTGGGATAAGCGAAAGACAGAACACGAGGTAAGCGCGATCCAGCACGCTATGCACTTATACTTAGAGGATGAGGAAAGCTTTTTTTCTGAGTATCAAAACGCGCCGAAAGAGAAAGATATAGGCCGACGATTAAAGCCTAAAGAAGTTCAGAAGAAAATCAACGGATATAAAAAGCTAGTGATTCCTCAGCAGTGTAACGACCTCACGGCTTTTATTGACGTGCAAGACGATTTATTATGGTACGCGGTTATTGCCTGGGAGAAAGACGCAACTGGTTATGTAATTGACTACGGAGCTTTCCCCGATCAAAAAATGAATTATTATACAAACGTCAGCGCGAAGTATAGACTAAAAACAACATACCCACACACGACCGATTTAGGAGGCAGGTTATTCGCTGGGCTTACTGATTTATGCGACAGGATGTTAGAGGAGCGAGAACGGGACGACGGTGTATTAATGACTGTAAATAAGGTTTTAATTGATGCGGGCTGGGGTTTGTCCACTAAAAAGATTTATCAATTTTGTAGGGAATATGGAAGGGCTGAAGTTTTGCCTTATATGGGTTTCGGTATTAAAGCATCATCTAAACCAATGAGCGAATATAGTTGCAACAGTGGTGAAATGAATTTTAATCATGCCCGTTTAAGTGTTCCAAAGGATCAAAAAATAAGACGTATTGATTGTGACGTTAATTATTGGAAAACAGTGGTCGCGGAGCGCTTAGGGTTGGCCAACGGATCAAAAGGCGGATTAACTCTATTTAAAGAGCGACCGGAGCGCCATAAAATGTTTGCGGAACAAATGACCAGTGAGATGAGCATACTAGTCAAATCCCCAACTCGAGAAGTTGACGAGTGGAAACACCCAAACAGATCGCGAGACAATCACCTTTTTGACTGTGTTGTTGGTGCTAGTGCTGCGGCGGATATGATCGGAATAAAACCCGATAATGACAAGCCTAAGATGATGACCAAGGGCGAACGATTGAGAAGAAACCGACGAAGCAAAGTTAAATATTTATAGGAGAATAAAAAGTTGAAAAAGAAAAATAGAAGCGAACTAGCCAGCTTAATAATGTTGAATTTAGTGTTTATTGTTGTGTTTGGTTTTTTGGATCAAAAAGAATTGTTTTTTATAGCAATGATACAAGCGGGATTATGCACCGCGCTAAGGGCTTTTTTAAATGACAGTAAAAACAATAATTGAAAAATCATTATCAATAAGTAATTTATACAAAAACAAAATAGGATAGACTCATGACAGATGCACCGAAGAAGAGACGCGGAAGACCCGCAAAAAAGAAAGCAGAAGTAAAAGAAGAAGCGCCCGCTTTTCTTGAAGAACCGAAGCCAAAGAAGGAAATTAAAAAGACTGATCGCGACTATAAAAGGCCGTCAATCGAGGTTTTAAAAACAAGCTGTATTCATTGTGGTAAAACTGATTTAGTTGTAATAAAAACCGATGACCCGATCCAAGTTTGTCACCGGGTAAATGGAAAAACTTTTAATACGCTTGTTCGTCGCTTGGCTAAATGTAAGTCATGCAATAAACACAATTCAATCAACGGCTACGAGATTAGATAAAACTAATTTAAAGCGGCTCAATTAAAGGTTAAGTATATATTTTATACTTGATCTTTTTTTGTGCCTTTGAAAGATAGATTTAGCAAACTTACTTTTTTAAAAAGTGAGATTTCAAACTATGCCCACAAACACAGAACGACTAGACGCACTAAAGGAAGCTATTTACTCCGGTGCAACATCTATTCAATTAGACGGCCAAACAGTTACATATAGAAGTTTGTCCGAGATGGAACGTATTGCGCTAAAACTTGAAAAAGAAATAAGCGGTATTGACAAAAGACCTAAAATCGCCAGTATGGGCGCAACGTTGAGGAATCAGTAAAATGGGTTGGTTTAGTGGAATATGGGGCGGTAAAGATTATAATTCTCTCAAAGGTGGCGACCGCAAACAGTTAAGGTCGAGAATTGGCACAAGTGAAATGCACTTAGGCCAAAGCGCAAGAAAGGGCGCTATTGCTAACACGCGTGATTTACGGAGAAATTTCGCGGTCGCTGCCTGGGGGATTCGTAAACATTTGGATTATGTTTCGGACTTTAGATTTAAAGCCA